GGACCGCCCGAGGCCAGGGTGGGAGGCCCAGCGGCGGCGGCTGGTGGCGGCGCCGGGGTCACGTTGGTGGGGAGCTTGGCGGCTTTCTTGCTACCCAGCCCGAGCGAGGGCGGCACGGACTTGCCCTTGGCTTTACCGATGGATGGAGGTCTCATTTGCGTTTCCCAAACATCTGACGTTGACCCGCTTTGTCCTGGGCTTTGTCCTTGGGCGTGCGCTCGTACGCCTTCATGGAGACGCCCATCTTTTTCGCGCCCGCCTTGTCCTGCGCGATATCCTTCCTGGTGCCTTCGAAAACCTTCTTCACGGCGCCGCCCTTGGCGAAACCATGATACCGGGCGGCATCGTCGGGGTGCGAAAACCGCTTTTGCTTGTAAGGATCTTCGCCCGTCATTTCCGACAGTTCGTTTTCAGCCCGACTTTGTACGGCGGACAAAGACTCCATCTTCCTCAAATGCCGCTCTTTATCAGGGTCGGTCGATGTCTTATTGAAGCGCTCGTCCGGGGTCCCCCCAACACGCATCCGAGCCTCGAACGTGTCTCCTCGGTCCAGAAAATCGTTCGACATTCGGTCCGATTCGACGTTCGATATAGTCTTCCCACCCGGATCGACCGGCCCGCCGCTGGCATAACCCTTGGGTTTGACCTTCGGTCTGGCCCTGGGGACGTGGGACCCCCATTGTTGTGTCGCCATCATGACCTCCGTGCCGCTGGCCGAAGCCAGCGGTTACTACGGGAGTGAACTAACCCCGAACGGCGTAGAGTTCGGTGATGGCGATACCGTCCAGGACCTTGGACGAGTACACCTGCAGACCCCGCAAGAGCGTGCTGAACGACCGCTCGGAGCGCATCTGCTCCAGCTTGGTGATCTGGCTCGCGAAGGTGAGCCCGTGCGGGTGACCGGCGAAGATGCGGAACGCGGTGGCCGCGCCCTCGGCGGCGGTCGGCAGCAGGTTGGAAGAATACAACGTGAACCGGTCGATCATGCCCAGGCGACCGTTCCTGGTCATGGACACCCCATCGCCCGAGATCGACGCGTTGCGCAGGTCCGACTTCTTGATCAGCGCCGCGATCCAGGGCGGGATGACCAGCCAACGTCCCGTTTCCGGGATGTTCTGCTCGTCCAGCACGGTGCCCAGGTCGACGATGCTGTCGATGATGTTCAGCGGCGTGACCGCGATGGGCGCGCCCGTCGTGCCCAGGTTGATGTTCAGCGAGATGCGTCCCGCCGTGGCGCCCTTGTTCGCCGCGACGATACCGGCGTCGATGGTGGTGAGCACGTCGGTGTCGATGACGATCTTCATCTGTTCGGCGGCGTCGTCCGACCACAGGGAGAGCAGGTTGATGTCGGACTGCACCTCCATGATGTCGTCCAGGGCTTCGTTGAAGTACTTCGCCTTGTCGATGGTGAAGTCCACGATGTTGGACGACGGACGATCAATGAGCAGGTCCTGGTTGACCTGATAGTCCCTGATCGTGATGGTCGGTTTGGTGCGGATGTGAACCACGTCGCCCTGGTTCTTGATCTCGCCCTCGTAGTCCGTGTTGGCGATGGCGCTCAGCACGGTGGCCGAGTAGAACTTCTCGATCAGTTTACCCGACCAGATCTCCGGAATGAACGTGCCGTGGTACGCGGGGGTCTGATTTGATCCGGCCCATGGGGTGGCCGCGATTGTGATGGCCATGGGAGGCCGCTCCTTTCATGATTTGTCATGACTGACGGAAGCGCCCTTCGAGCGGAGCCAGGATGATATCGCGCTCCAGACGTTCAGCTTCCGCTTCACGTCCGGCCCAATACCCACGCTGCTTTTGTCGATAGAACGCGTTGACGTCCGCCGTCGTCCAAATGCGTGCCTCGGGAGCGCCGGGCGCCGGGGATGAGACACTGCGGCCTCGTCCAGGCACCGCCAGATCGGCGAGGGGTAGCCGTTCCGCCGAATCGGTCTGGAACGTCTGTGTCCCTGGCTGCTGGCCAACCACGGTCTGCTCGTTCTTGTACGCACGGAAGAACGCGATGGTCCGCGCGGCATCGCCCGAATTGTAAGCGTTGTCAATAAGAGTTTTACGCGTTTGGCCGCTGAACATGTCCGGCTGGTTCAGCCACGCGATGAAATTCGGGTCCACGTTGATCTGTTCCCAGTCCGGCACGGCCTGGGTCAGGGCGCCGTCCACGCCGCGCTGGGTCGTATATGTCGCCAGTTGCTGATTACCCGACTCGACCGCCAACAGGCGTCGTTCGTAGTCCTGTAAAATGGGTGCGTAACGCGCGTCGGCCCATCGCTGCGACGCCTCGATCAGGTCCTGGCCATAGGCTTCGACGTCTTCCGGGGGCACCTCCCGCGTGGGCGGCGGCATGGGACGTACACGGGGCACGTTCTCGAACGTCTCCTCCGCGCGCCGGGGCTGGTTCATTTGCGCCACCATGTTCCTCAGGGAGTTCAACTCCCCGCGTAGCTCGGGGACCTCGGTGTTATATTTGCCCTGCAGCGTGTTGTACCGTTGCTCCCAGTCGTTGACGGGTTGTTGCGGAGTCGGTTGCTGGGGCCGGTCACCCAGGTCCAGCTGTTGCTGGACCGGTTCCTGGTCGCCTTCGCCGTTCGCCACGGGCGTGTCACCCTCGGGCGCGTCGGGAACATTGGCCACGCCCGCCTCGCGCGCCAGTTCATCGGCGCGCGCCGACGCGCGGCGAACGGCTTCGGGCAGGTATGGTTGATGCGTGTCAGACATTGGTGGCTACCTTCTTGCCTGGAGCCGGAAGTTTGGCCTGGCTCATGTGCACGTCGGCGTAAGCGGCGTGCATGGCCTGCCAGACGTGATACATGCCCCTGGCGTACGCTGATTTGTCCACGCGCGTGGTCACGTCGGAATCCATCGCGGAGATGTACATATTCTGCGAGAACACGCCCAACGCGGCGATCAGGGTCTCGAAATGATTATTCCCACGCAGTTCCTTGATCGCCGCTATCGCGTCGTTGCCCAGATTCACGCTCACGTTTCACTCCATTTCCTCAATGCGTCCGCGATCAGGTCACGCTCTTCCACGGTGAGCCAGTGCCATGGTGTCACGATGCGGTCGATACCCTGCTCCCACACGCGCGCGTAAAGCAGGTCCTTGATCAGCTTGTCCCGCAGCGCGTCTTTAGAACTCATTTTTCATACTGTAATCGCCGCTCGGACCAGCCACGCCCTTCTTGCCCGGCCCAAGCCCGCCACGCGCGCGCCTGATCCCGCCGCCACCGCCACGGATCTGCGACAGCGGGTTGCCGGGGCCACGCTTGCCGTAATGGCCCATCGCGCGGTGCAACGGGTCACCCGGCGTCATGGTGTTCTTCAGCCCCGTGTGCGGCGTGCTCAGCTGCTGGTGTTTGGCGTTTTTACCGCCACCGACATACGTGGTTTCGGCGCCGCCGCCTCCACCGCCACCCATGCCGAACAACATGCCGCCCACGCCAGAGCCAAATGACGGGAGTGCCATATCAACCCTCCTCTTTGAATAACTTCGCGCGCACGGCGGCGTCCTTGGATTCCAGCAGCTTGCGTAGCGCCACGGTGCGCTCCGGGTTGCGCGGCAGGTCCCTGACCATCTCGTCGGCCAACGCGGAAAACCGCTGACTGATCGCCGCGAGATGCGACGGCAGATGCGCGTAGGTGAAAAACTGCAGAATCCGCTCCGTGACCTCGGGCATGTCAGGTCCCGCAGATGCCGTAGGTGCTGGCTGGCTTCTTCTCCGGGTTCCAGTCCGTGCGGCGGATCGACTTACCCTTGGGGTAGTGGCGTGACGATCCGGTGGGGCCCGAGTTCTCGCCACCCGACCCGCCGCCGGATGCTTTCATGCTGGTACCGGAGCCCGACGACTCCGTCTTATCGCCTGAATTAACCATGTGGTGCTCCTGATCCTTGTGAGAACGCGTTGAACGACGGTGGCCGGGCGGGTCCCGGCTGGCGTGACTGGCCTCCCTGGGCCTGGCTCCCGGTTGACGGTCTCGCTGGCCCTTGCGGCCCAGGTGGGCCTTGTGGCGCCTTCTCCTCGCCGGGTTTTTGAGCTTGTTCCTGCCCCGGCGGACCCGGTGCCGGGGCGCCGACGGACTGGGCATGCGCCTGAACGGCCATTCCCGCCGCCTGGAGGCGCTTCTGGGCGTCCATCTGGGCTTGCAGGGTCTGGTCGTCGGGTACGATGTCGTCGGGCAGCCCCATGCCCTCGGAGATGGCGCGCAGCAGGCGCGCCCTGCCGATCTCGCCGATGATGGGACCGTCGATGGGGTTGGCGGTGATCTGCAGGAACTGTAGCTGACGCTGGCGCTCGGTTTCTTTTTGAGCGGAAACCTTACTCCCCAGGACCTGGACCTGCTCCTGACCCGTCAACAGGTCCGAGGTGTCGGTCAGCATGATCATCTCATGCAGCGCCTCGATCAGCGGCTCCAGGACGTTGGTGTCCACGTTCGCCGCGACGGTCTGCAACACCTTCGCCGCGTTGTTCATGAGCATGGACAGGCCCGAGGCTGTTCGTCCCGCGCCGCCCGACAGGCTTTCGCCCGTCAGATACCTGGGAATGGCCGATTGTTCGTCGGCCATCACGTTCATCGCGTTGATGACACCCAGTAACTCCTGGGTGTTCGACGTGGGTTGGAAGAACGTGACGGGTTCACGTTGATTACCCAGCGGATCGCCCTGCACGTGCCATCGTTTCCAGGGATACAACTCGTCGCCGTTCTCGGTGGGCGAGACCATCTCGTCGTTGACGATGACCTGGGGTCCCGAACTTATCGAGAGGTTGTTCACCAGCGCCCGGTAAGCCGCGTTGGCGACCTCCTGGATATCCTCCAGGATATCCGGCAGGGCGTGCCCGGCGATGGTGCCGGGGACTTTCTCGAAACTGGTGAGATAAAACGGATGGCGTTGTCTTGGAGACGGGTTGATCTGCGTCTTGATGGTCCACCGGCCCACCACCCAACTCTGGATCATGTATTCACGGTCCGAATCGGGGATGAGTTTGGGACTCACGCCCTCGTCGAGCAGGGTCTGACCCTGCACGTTGCCGTGGAACTCGATGCCCTCGATGTACTGGGACCGGTTCAAACTTGGGTCCTCACGACCTTCGTTGATGGCCTGCTCCGGGTCCGGCGCGTCCAACCACTCGCGTAACCCATGGGCGTAATCGGTCAGCGCGTTGCGCACCGCCGTCTCGTCATAGCCCGGCACGCCCAGCACATCGTTCAGATCGGCGCGCGTGTATCTCACACGCTGGATGATGGCCGCGTCGGACAGCGCCGAGGCGCCGGGGGACCAGTAAATATCGAACGGATTGACCCGTTCCCAGAACATCACCGGCTTGTTCTGCAGGCTGGGCCGTCTGTCCAGCCAGGTCAGCCGGGGCACCATGCGCACCACGGGACCTTTCATCACCGCGTAGGGGAACAAAGGCAGATCTTGCAGGAATTCCCCCATGGCCTCGTAAAAACCGCCCGCCTGGAGGATATCGTCCATCTTGTCGGTCGCCGCCTGGGCCTGGGTCATGGCGTTGCGGCGCGATGCCTGTTGCGCGGCGTGCAACAGGTTCACGTAGCGCATGTGAACCTGGTTCTCCTCGACCGGCTGGCCCGACATCTGGAGCGTCTGGACCTCGGTGGATATCAACTGGAGTATGCTGGTGCGTATCTCAGGCGGGATCGGCGGGTCGGCGATGGCCCTGAGTTGCCAGGGGCGCTCGGTGCCCAGGTAGACGTCCCTGAGCAAGGCGGTGGCGCCGCGACATTTATTCGCTACCTGCCTGGAATAGACCTCCGAGCCACCAAAAGCCTGGATCTGGGACAGTTTCTCGGCGTCGTACTTGCCCTCGAACATGCGTTGGGCGCGCAGGAGCCGCTGATTGAGCGGATTATTACCCTGATTGCGATGGTTTCTGAATATGAACCATTGCTGGCGTATCCAGGACCCCAGATCGGGCGTCTCCAGGCGTTTGGAGCCGCTTATTCTTCGAGTATTCGCCTCCTGGTCGCGCCGGTCCAGTTGCGAGGGGGAGATGACACGCAGAAAGCCGCCGTTGTCGCCCGCCGAGCGCGCCTGGGCGGGGTAAGACGACGACGACAAACCTGCTTGGGCCAATGGCAACGGATTTGCCCCCTCTATGAACTACCATTAGCGTATAAATCGCTTATGTGGCAACCATATAGCGGGTCAACCCCCCGCGAGGACCACCATGGGTAGCGAAACCAACCCTTTCGGTGCCTGGATCAGGCATGAAAAACCCATGCTGGTGTCCGAGACGCCAGTGGAAATGACGGTGGATATCTCTGGGGACGGTACATCTCCGCTGAACGAGGTGGACTCGGAAGAACGGGCGGACCAGGAGGTGATCAATGGGGTCGTCGACGCCACTTCCGTCCTCGCCGAGGTTCCGGCTTTCACGCCCCAGGTATTATATGCGTTTTGTACCGACGTGGCCCAGAATGTGCACACCTACGCGCAGATCGCCCTCAGGTATGGGTTCGTCGACGTGGCGCAGATGGCGGAATTTCTACGCGATCAGCACGTCATCCGCAGGCGTATCAAGGAGTACAAGGCGGTCTGGGAAAGCGACACCAACGTACGCGAGCGGATACGCGAGCTATCTGGTCACGCGGTGCTGGCGGCGCTGCCGACGACGGCTCAGATCATGCTGGACGCCAAACAACCGGCGAACACCCGCATCGACGCGGTGAAGCAGCACGCGATCATGGCCGGGGCCCAGGCGAGCGGGATCGGCGCGGCGGCGGCGGGCGCGGGCGGCGGTCCGAGCGCCGCCAGGTTCTCCATCCAGATCATGTTCGCCAATTCGGGCAAGACCGAGACGTTCACCACCATCCAGGCCGAGCCCGTGAAACAGGACGACCGCGATATCGTGGTCCCGCCCTAAGATGACCCGCCTGCCGGGAGGGCCGATCACCAGGGACCGGGCGCGGGGGACGCAAAAGGATCGTTACCCGCTCGATCCGGCGATGATGGCGCGATCATGCCGGAAACTGGCGCGGGACATGCGGGCGGAAGCGGCGCTGGGGCGCCCGCCCATTTCATTACGCTCGTTCCACGGCGAGGTCAGGCGCTATATCAGCCGGGCCGACGCGGCGGCGAGCATGGACAAACAGGCGGAACGGTGGGAGCGGGAAGCCTCGGGCGGCGAGCGCAACACCGAGGACCGCGACAAACTGGGAATGTATTGAAGCGCGGGTCGAGCCGGGCCGGTACCACCGAAGGTGGGAACGGCGGCGAGGTAACATGGGCGAGGAGATATGAGCATGGTGCGGGTCGAGCGGGTCGAGCGGGTCGAGCGGGTCGAGCGGGTCGAGCGGGTCGAGCGGG